GGGGCCCCCCCCCGGGGGGGGGGGGGGGGGGCCCCGGGCGAGGGGGTGTCTTCGCCGGGTGGGTGGTCGACGGGGTGGTTGGTTCGCGGCCGATGGTGGGCGCGGCGAGGCCCCGTTCTTTGCGGGTGGCATCGCTACCACCCCCCTCCTTTTTCTCTCTCTCCCCTCGACCCGCGAACGTCCGTTCGTAACACGGAAATGAGGCGATAGATGGCAGGTCGCCGTCGGAACCCTCGTGAACAGACCGTGCTGCCTCTCGCCGGTACGGGGGCCAAACCCCGGCGCCTCGTCCGCGCCGTCGAAAACGACCTGCGCGAGCTGCGCCGCACCGACCGCCTCGACGCCGTCGACCACACGCTCATCGCCGCCTGCCGCGACCTCGCCCGACTCGCCGAAGACGAAGCCGTCGACCCCGCCGGCTCGAGGTTCACCGCCGGCGCCCTCGTCGGCCGTCTCATCGACGCCCACGCCATGCTGAAAGGCCCCGACGCCCTCATCGCCGACGACGTCGCCGCCTTCCTGGCCTCGCTGCGGACCCCGACCGGCGGCGACTGACGCCTCATGGCAGGTTGCGGCGAGTTCGATATTACACGACGGTCTCGCAATGCGGAGGCGCTCTCAGCCCAGCCTGTTCGACGAGGCGGCTAGGTCGGTGGCGCCGCCGCCGTGGGCGCCGCCGGCGCCGTTCGCTGCTCCCCGGGTGGCGACGGCTGGCGATCCGACGAGGCCGACGTACGGCCCGAAGGTGGCGGCGTTGGCGAAGGCGTTGCGCCGGCCGTTCATGCCGTGGCAGCGCCTGGTCGCCGACGTCGCCGGGGAGGTGGACCCGGCCACCGGGCGCCTCGTCTACGGCACGGTGATCGTGTCGGTGCCGCGCCGGGCCGGAAAGTCGATCCTGACGTTGGCGACGTCGCTACAGCGGCTGGAGCTGCTCGAGCTGGGCCGGACCTGGTACACCGCTCAGACCGGCACCGACGCGTCGACGACGTTCCGCGACGCCTGGGCGCCGATCGTGGCCCGGTCGGTGCTGGCCTCCGCGTACAAGGTGCGCCTGTCGAACGGCTCGCAGTCGTTCACGTCGCGCCACACCGGCGGGATGCTGTCGATCTTCGCCCCGACCGAATCCGCGGTGCACGGCCAGGACGTCGACATGGCCACGATCGACGAGGCGTGGGCGTTCTCCATCCCGCAGGGCGAGGCGGTCGAGAATGCCGTCTCGCCGGCCATGGCCACCCGCCCGTACCCGCAGCTGTGGGTGGTGTCCGCCGGCGGCACCGCCGACTCGACCTATTGGGATCAGCACCTCACCCGCGCCGAGGAACACGTCGCCGGCGGCGGACGCGACGGGGTCGCCCTGTTCGACTGGGGCGCCGGCCCCGACGACGACCCGGCCGACCCGGCCACCTGGGCCCGGGCCCACCCCGCCGTGGGGCACACGATCGACGCTGACTTCCTGCGGGAACGGCGCACGTCGACCACGTTCGAGCGGGCCTACCTCAACCGGTGGGCGCGCCCCAGCTCGCTCGTCTCGACCGGTGTCGTCGACCCGGGCGCCTGGTCCGCCGCCGTCGACACCCTCGCCGAGTTGGACGGCCCGGTCGTGGTCGGCTTCGACGTCGCCCCGGACCGCTCGAGCGCCGCGGTGGCGGCCGCCGCCATGGGCCCGGATGGCCGGGTGCTGGTCACCGTCGTGGATTGGCGGCCAGGCGTAGGGTGGTTGGCCGGCAGGGTCGCTGATGTTCCCGCTGCAGTGTCCGTGATCGGCGACAGCTTGGGCGGCGCCGCCACAGGCGCCGCCCTCGCTACCCGCGGTGTACCGGTGGAGCTGGTGTCGGCGTCGGACCTGTCCCGGGCGTGCTCGGTGTTCGTGGACGCCGTCCACGACGGCCGCCTGGTCCATCACGGCCAGGCCCCGCTCGACGACGCCCTCGCCGGCGCGGCGCGGCGTTGGTTCGGTGACGCCTGGGCGTGGTCGCGGCTGCGCTCCGATGTCGACATCACCCCGCTCGTCGCGGCGACGTTGGCGGTGTACGGGGTGATTGTGCGTTCCCCGGGCGCCGCCGGCGTCTTCTGAGCCGCTGTAAGGCCCCAGGATCGACGAAACCGGGCCGGGTGGTATGGCGACAGCGGCGCTTTGCTTCATCGGGGTGTTACGTCACTGTGGCGGCCAATGCGACGCCCCGCGTTCCTACGGTCCCGGGCGTTGCCGTCCGGGACACCGCTCGAGGCGCAGATCGCCGACGCGTTGGCTGCCCGGGTCCGGACGTACGACCCCCGGACCCTCCCGGTGGTGGTGGGCATCCGGTCGCTGGTGGCCGACACGTCGGCGATGTTGCCGTTGGTCGCGCTGCGGGGGGTGGAGCGGATCGATCCGCAACCGGCGGTGCTGCGCCGCCCCGACCCGAACGAGCCGTACCGGGTGTCGATCGAGAAGATCGTCAACTCACTCACCGCGTCCGGGAATGCGTTCGTGCGGCGTTGGCAGGTCGGCTCCGACGGCTGGCCCATCGCCGTCAAGGTGCTCGACCCGGCCCGCATCGTCGTTCAGCTCGACACCTGGCAGGAGACGATCGTCGGCTACACGTACAACCAGCGGCCGTTGCGCACCTCCCAGGTGCTCCACATCCCGCTCATTTCCGACCCGGGCCCGCTCGGCCAGTCGCCGCTGGACCTGATCGGCACCGTCATCGACGACCTGGCGACGGCGTACGAGTGGGCGGCCGGCTACTGGCGCGACGGTGGCACCCCGCCCTACGCGCTGACCCATCCGCAGAAGCTCGACGACGACCAGGCGACCAACATGGTGGAGCGGTGGCTGGTCGCCCGGCGCACCCGCCGCCCCGCCCTGCTGTCCGGCGGCATGGGGCTCACGACGTTCACGCAGCCGTCCGCCGCGGAAGCCCTGTTGATCGAAGGGCTCAACTACCTCGACGCCGCCATCGCCCGCGCCCTGAACGTGCCACCGTCGATCGTGAACGTCGTGTCCCAGCAGGCGCTCACGTACTCCACGACGATCGACGAGATGCGCCGCTGGTTGACCCTCAACCTGTACCCCACCTATCTCGACCGGCTCGAGGCGGCGTTCACCGACCTGCTACCGCGGGGCCAGGCGGCCGTGTTCGACACGTCGAACCTGTTGCGTACCGATTGGTCGACCCGGGTGACGACCGCCGCGGCCGCCGTGGCGGCCGGGCTGGCCAGCGTCGACGAGATGCGTGTGTCCCAGCTCGGCCTGCCCGCCCTCAGTTCGGGGCCGGTGCTCGAGCCGGTCGCCCCGAACGTCGAAGGAGTCTGATGCACGACCTGTTGCACCGCGACGCCCCGATCGTCGCCACCGATCCGACCACCCGCACCGTCACCGCCCGCCTCGTGACCTACAACGACGCCCGCCCGGTCGCCGACGTGGTCGCCGGCCGGGTGCACCGCTACACCGAGACGCACGCCCCGGAGTCGATCACCCCGCTCGAACGGATGTACGTCCGCGACGCCCACGACGGGCCGCTCATCGGTCACCTGGCCGCCACCCGCGACGAACCCGACGGCCTCTACGGGGACCTGGTGATCGCCGACACCGCCGCCGCCCGCGACGTGATGGCGTTGATCGACGCCCACACCATCGACGCCGTGTCGATGGAGTTCGCCCCTGGCACCGACGGCGAGGTGTGGAACGCCGACCGGACCGCCGTGACCCGCACCCGCTCGACCCTGTACGGCGTCGCCTTCGCGTTCCATCCCGCTCACGACGCACCCATCCTCACTGTCCGCGAAAGGACCGACATGCCCGCACCTGCCACCCTCACGGCTGACTCGCCGCCCGACGGCGACAAGCCGCCCGCCGTCATCACCAACGTGGTGCCCATCGGCGACGACGTCGACGCGCTGCGTCGCGAACTCGTCGTCCTGGGCGACGAGGTCCGCACCCGCGGCACCCTCGTACCCGCCCATCCGCTGGCCCGCTTCCGGGAGTTCGCTGACTTCTACGAAGCGGCATTCGAGGAGGGGAAGGGCGGTGTCCTCCGCCGGGCCCTCGCTGATCAGATCACGACGAACAACCCGGGCGTGATCCCGCCGGGCTGGGTGTCGAGCGTGTACGGCATCGTCGACCGGGGCCGCCCCGTCATCACCGCTCTCGGCGGCCAGCGCGGCCTGCCCGATAGCGGCATGGATATCAACTTCCCCTACTTCGACGGCGACATCAAAGCCCTCGTCGGGGTGCAAGCCACCCAGAAGACGCCGATCACGTCGGTGCGTGTCGACCTCAAGAAAGGCACCGAGGCCATCGAGACGTACGCCGGCGGCTCGGATCTGTCCTACCAGCTGATCCGACGCTCGAGCCCGTCGTATCGCACCGCGTATCTGCAGATCATGGCCGCCGCCTACGCCGCCGCCACCGAAGCAGGCATGGAACAGAATCTGCTGGCCAAGGCGGGACAGACACTGCAGTTCGATTTCACCGCCGCCACCACCGCCGACCTGTTGGCCGCCGCCCTGTTCGCCGCGTCCGGCATGGTCCGCAACGCCACCGGCGCCCCGGCCGACACCGTCGTCGCCAGCTCCGACCAATTCGGCGCCATCGGCGCCCTGCCCGGTCTATGGCCCGCCAACTACGGCACGACGAACACGCGGGGCACCGCCCAGGCGTCGACGCTGCGGATCAACGTGTCCGGGCTCGAGGTCGTGGAAGGGCCGTACCTGCCGGTCAAGACGATCCTCGTGACCAACGCTGAGGCGGCCGGCTGGTACGGCGACGGGCCGTTCACCGTCACGTCCGAAGACGTCGAGAAGCTCGGCCAGAATATCGCGGTGTGGGGCATGGGCACCGCCGTGGCCACGCTGCCGTTGGGGATCGTCCACCTGACTGACGCAACCCCTTAGCCGGTCGGAGCGAACCATCCGGCACCGCTCCGACCGAACAGCCGGCCCATCGCCGTAAGAAGGCGTCGTGAGCACGAACCCCGACGATCTGGTCGTGTGGGTCACGATCGACGATCTCGCCGGCGCGCTCGGCGCGTCGGTGTTGACCGATCCGGTCGCCGGGCAACGTGCCGTGGACGCCGCCAACGCCGCCGTCAAGCACCGGATGCAGCCGGGCGAACCAGTCGTGTTCGACGGGAACCCGCTGCTGGCGACGGCGGCGTTGGCGTGCGCGGTGGACCTGTACCGGCGCCCGAAAACGCCGGCCGGGGTGTTCCAAGCCGGCGACCTGTTCGCCCGGCTGCCCGCCGATTTCTTCGCGTCGATTGACGCCGTGATCGTGGCGTCAGGCGCCGATCTGGCCGGCGGCTTCGCGTGAGCATCGGGACTGATCTGGCCGCCACCCGCGCCGGCCTGTACGACGCGTTGTACGCCATCCCCGACGTCACCGTCTACGCCCACGAGCCCGACGCCGCCGACGTCCCGGCGGTGTGGATCGATCAACCCGACGCCATCCAGGGGTCACCGGCCCCGCTGTTCTACGCCTCCTGGGACGTCGTGATCGTCGTCGACACCCACACCGCGTCCGACGTCGCCGACCGCCTCGACGACCTCGTCGGGGTCGTGATCGACAACGTCACCCGCATCGGCCGGATGCGCTTCGCCCGCTGGCAACGCGCCACCACCGACATCGCCGGTGTCACCCACCCGTCTGCAACGGTGTCGTGGATCACCGATTACGTCCTCTGCTGAAAGGAACACCCCAAATGTCCGCAACCGTGATCGTGGTCACCGACGCAACGGTGATGTTCGGCACCACCCCCGGCGGTGTCGATTACAAGTGCCAGGTGACCAAAGCCGAGCTGGTCGCCACCCCGAACCTCCAGACCGTCCCGGCGACCGGCTGCCAGCCGGAGACGCAGGTACCGGCCGCCACCGGGTTCACACTCGACCTCGAGTGGCTGCAGGACTGGACGGCGACCGCTCCGGGGTCGTTGTCGCAATACCTGTTCGACAACGACACCACCGAAGTCGACTTCTCCGTGTCGCTCGACAGCGGCGACGTGCTCATGCCGGTGGCGTCGGGAACGGTGCGGCTCGTGCCCGGTTCCTACGGTGGCCAGTTCGGCACCCCGCTGCTGGCCACGGTGACGTTGCCGGTACAAGGCAAACCGGCGATCGGCACGGCCGCGACGGTGCTGTCGGAGCGCCGCGAGACCGTCGACGCGTGACGTCTACCCCGCAGCAGTTCGCGGTGAAGCTCGACGAGCTGGCGTCGACGTTCGACGCCGCCCAGTTGCGGATCATCACCGAACGCGTCGCGCGGGGACTGAAGCAGCCCATGTCCGACGCCATCCACCCGAAGGGCCTGTCCGGGTTCGGCCGGGGGAAACGGCGCGGCTCGTACACGGTGAAAGCCCGTTACGACATGGACGGCCCCAACGCCCTCATGTCACCGACGATCAAGCCGTTGGCCGCCATCCTCCAGGACGGGGCGAAGAACCCGTGGGATAACCCGAAACGCTCGGCCGGGCGGCGTAAAACGGTCGGGTACTACTACCGGACCCCGGTGCCGCCCCGGCGCGCCTGGTCGCCGGCCGTGGCGGTGGCCCACCGGGAAACGACCCGCCTCGTCGACATCGAAGTGCAGAAAGTCCTACGCCGACTGTTCACCGGGTAGCCGGCCGTGGCGTCGTTCACCGAGCGTGTATCAGTCCTGATCGATGTCACCGGCGACAAGGCGTCGTCGTCGCTGCAGTCGATCAAGGGTGCCGTCGCCGACGCCGAAGGCGGCTTCGGGAAACTGAAAGCCGGCGCCGGCGCCGCGTTCGATTCGATCGGTGTCCTGGGGCCGGCCGCCATCGCCGCCGCCGCCGGGGCCGCCGCCAAGTACGTCGTCGACATGGTCAACGGGTTCGAGGACCTCGCCCTGAAGGCCAACGATTTCGCGTCGGCGACCGGGCTGGCGGTGGATGATGCGTCGCGGTGGATGGAAGTCGCCGGTGATGTCGGGGTGAACGTCGGCACCCTCGAGGGTGCGATCAACAAGATGAACCTGGCCGCCGGCAGAGGCGACCTCGCGAAGCTGGGCATCGAAGGCCAGACCACTTCCGATCAGCTGCTGAACGCCCTCACCCATCTCCAGGGCATCCCCGACGCGTCGACCCGGGCCACCGAAGGCGTCAAGATTTTCGGGAAGTCGTGGACGAACCTGGCCCCGCTGGTGGAGTCGTCGAAGGACCTCCGTCAAGCCCTCAAGGATGTGTCGGAAGGGCAGGTGATCGACCCGGCCGAAGTCGAGAAAGCGAAGCGGTACCGCGACGCCGTCGACAACCTGTCCGACGCCTGGGCGAACTTCACCCTGAAGGTGGGTGAGGCCGCCATCGGCCCCATCTCCGACACGCTCGAGCTGGTCGGTGAGCTGGCCGATCAGATCGGCTCGCTGGGTGGGAAGGCTGGCGGCGGTGTCGATTGGGGTGAAGTCTTCGGGCTGTCGAAGCTGTCCGACGTCACCGGTGGGCTGAAGCAGGCCGGGGATTCGTCGCTGTCGCTGGTCGACAACATGAAAGGCATTGGTAAGGCGACGTTCGGGTTGATCCCCGGGCTGGGTGGCTGGGCCGATTCGACGTTCACCGTCACGTCCGCGTCGGATCAGGCCGCGAAGTCGGCGCAGGATGTGGCCGACGCCGCGAAGGCCCAGGCCGATCAGGTGGCCGCCGCGACGCAGGCGATCACCGACAACACCAACGCCGTGCTGGCGTCGATCAACTCGCAGCTCGGTTTCGAGGACGCCCAGTCGAAGACGACCAAGGCGATCGAGAACTACGTGACCGCCGCCGTCGACGCCGGGAACGAAGCAGGCACGAACACCGGGCTGAACCTGAAATACACCGACGCCATGCGCGGCGCCGAACAGGCCGCCCTCGCCCAAGCGTCCGCGGCGGTGAAGCTGGCCCAGGACACCGCCACCGCGTCCGGCACCGCGTTGACCGCCGGCCAGTCCAACGACATCATGCGCGCCAGCCTGCTGGACGTGGCGTCGACGTTGGGGCCGAACGACCCGCTGCGGGCCCACCTGT